CACCTAACCACCCACCGGCGATTAAGCAGCTATCCAACAGCGTTCCAGACCATGGATACCATCCACGACGTCCTTCACACCATCGATGTTGTTTTGGCGGCAGCTGAGGAGATTCTCCTTCCTCAGGACCTTCCCGACTTCCGGAAGCTCCAAAAGCTGTCGGCCGTTCGTGACCTCTACTCTGAGGCCGCGACCGATCCGGAGGGATTGTGGTACGTTCATCTTGCACCCGAGCAGGCTTCCGCCCGCGAATTAGTGCAACGTGCCACCCCCTCCTACTCTCGGTTCCCCCTTTGGCCAGCTCCTCTTCTTGAGCTGGACGGGGATGAACGCGAGGGTTGGATCCTTTCTCGCTACAAGGCTCCTGAGTCCGAGCCCGAGGTTACTTTCCCACCTCGGGACATCTGGCTCTTGAACCCCTTTCAGCGCCCCGGCTCCTGGTTCTCCCTCCAGGTTCGCCGTGGCGACGAGCCGGTGCAGATCTTCTCCCAGTCCGGCGCTCCCATCGTGCGCCTTCCCTGGTCCAGATCCGTCCCCGACCTTCGTGACCCCTCTCAGGTCCACTTTCTGGTGGGTTCCCACTTGGTTCAGGGCCTCTCTGCCCTGCGTGCCTTTCTCATTGTCCTCATGGACTCCTGCGCCCTCTGTGCCCAGGATGAGACCTACGTCGGCACGATGTCCGCGGAATGCGCCCTCTCCTTCTTGGACGCCTTCCGGTCATGGGATTCTACGGAGATTGTACCCCATCTCAAGTACTTCAAGGACCGCCCCCTTGCGGTCTTTCTCCGTAACCCGGCTCCCCCGGTCCCCTCCACTTGGGACCATTCGGAGTCCGCGACCCTCTTCTCGGGGCCGCTTGGCCGCTACCTGCGTCGCCTCTGGCGGTACGATTCTGAGCGGGAGGACTCCGTTCCCTTCGCCCGTGCTCTCGTCGGCTTCGCCCAGGCCAAACGTGGCTGTGCTCCGGTTCCCCGCTCCTTCATCAAGCGGGCTTACCAGAAACACGCGGCCTCCCTCTCGACTCCCCCACCCGCGCCTCTTCCTGAGCGTCTGAAGCTCCGTCTTCATGACTTCATGTTCACGCTCTGGCACGGCCTCAACTTCGAGGACATCCTCTCTCAGATGTGTGATCTGGAGGCCTCCACCCGGGCCTGCACGGAATCCATCCGTGCCCATGGTGGCCAGCGTGAGTTCCTCCGCCAGCAGCTCCAGGAGCTCCGCGGTGACCCCCGTATGGCCTCCGCCATGGAAGTCGATGAGGAGTTCCAGGGCTTCCACGAGATTGGCCCCGGAAAGGTCCTGCCCCTTCTTGGGCAGGCCCGCTCTCGGCCCCACGAGTGGGCTGAGCTCATCCGCCTCCCGGCCTCCCATTCCGAGAAGTACATTTCGGAACAGGCCACCATCTCCCTCGAGAAGCTCTACGAGCGCCTTCCCGAGGCCGAGGGGCGGCCCATCGCCCGCGTCGCCGCGGTGATCGAGCCCCTCAAGGTTCGCCTGGTGACCGCCATGCCCGGCATCTCCGGACATCTTGGCCATGTCATCCAGATTCACCTCTGGCGCCACCTTCGCCGCCTACCCCAGTTCCGGTTGATCGGGGAGCAGCTCTCCGAGTCTCTCCTCTACGATCTCCGCTCCCGCTTCGCCAATAGCCGTCTCACAAAGAACGGCTTCCTTGACAAGCTCTCCTGGGTCTCCGGTGACTACGCGGGCGCGACTGATGACCTCCATCTGGAGGCCACTGCCATCGCCTTCCAGGTCGCGGTGGACATGGGTCTCCAGATCGGCCAGCTCTGGCTGCGTCCTCACATCCTGAGGACCCTGGAGCCCCACATCCTCGTCTACCCGATGGGCTTGCCGGCCGTCCTTCAGGCCAACGGTCAGCTCATGGGGGCCGTCACCTCCTTCCCAATCCTCTGTGCCGTCAACCTCTTCACCTACGCTGAGGCCTACCTTGACGTTGCCTGCTCTCTTGCCGGCACCGCCCTCGCACAGGAGGCAGAGGTTTTGTACCTCTCCGAGCGCTTCGTCCGCTCTCTCGCCGTCGACATCAACGGGGACGACATCCTCTTCCCCGTCCCAGATGAAGTCGGTCTCACTCCGGGCCTCTTCTACGAGGCCTGGCAGCGCGCCGTCTCCTCGGTGAATTTCAAGCTCTCTCAGGGCAAGAACTTCATCCACACTCGGTATCTCCAGGTGAACTCTACCCTGATCACCTACCGTCGTGGCGCGCGCGCCGGTCGTTTCTTTAAGGGGTGGTCCTGGGATGACATCGAGTCCCACCACTCTCCCTCCTTCTTCTACCAGGAGCCCGACCGGTTCACCATCGAGGGGTTCGTCAACGTCGGTCTCCTTACCGGCGTCTCCAAGCTCACTGGCCGCGAGGCCCTTCTTGAGCTCCCCCTCCAGGGCTGGCACTCGGGTGCCGTCCTTGGGTCCCTCAACCCCCCGTGGGTCCACGGCCTCTTCCTCCACTACCACCGTGAGGAGATCCGTCGTCAGACCTTCTATGGGGGCGTGACCCTCAACATCTTCGCCCACCCCTACAAGGGTGGCCTGGGCTTCCAGGTTCCCCCTGGCGTGGTCCCCCGCTTCTCTGACGAGCAACGTCGTCTGGCCTCCGCTCTCTCGCGGTCTGCCCAGTACGACTTTGAGGGTCAGGCTGCCAACTTTAAGCAGCTCCCTCTCGTCTCCATTCAGCGGGCGGCGCCTCGCGCTCGCCTCCTCGGGTTTCGTCCCCAGGTCGCGCGCCTAACCCTCCGGCCGCAGAACCTCCCCCTCCTCGAGGGTGAGGACTTCTTCTCCGGGGCCCAGACCGTCCCCTACCCCACCCTGACCCGCCGCTACATCATGCAGTGGGACGGTGAGGATGAGGACCCGGAGATGCTCCACTCCCTCTCCGAGGGGGGCCAGGAGCGGTCGTTCGAGACCGCTGGCTCCCGTCGCGTCGTCCGGCTTTCCGGCTCTGCCCTCCGGCGCCTCACTAGGCGCTGGGGGGACGACGTGATCTCCCTCGAGCCCGTGGAGCAGATGACCACGTTCCCCTACATGGTCGTCCAGCTTCCCTCCGAGTCCCACGGGCCATCCCTCTCGGCCGTCCAGATTACTCCGGACTACCTCGAGGAGATTCCTCTCCTCGACCTGGCGGAGCCGACCGCCCCGGCCCTCCTTCCTGAGCCTGACGATCTCCTCGGCGGCCCCTCCTCGGCCACCCTCGAGGATTGGGAGACTGCTCCCCTCCTCCCCGTCGTCCGCTCTAGGGGCCAGTCTGGCGAGGACCTGGTTGAATCATCCGTCTACCAGGGCCCCTCCTTGCCCAACCGCCACCGCTCTTCGGAGGTGACGGCCCGCCTCGCCCAGGCAGCCCACCAGGCTGCCCACTTTCAGGGTTGAGGCTGGGGTCCAGGTCCACCGGGTCAATCCCGGTCACCCAAAACGGTTCGGTCTTACACCCGACTAACACTTCCGTGCTAACCAGAATGCCGAGAGACTGCACGGCGTGGGCCTTCTTCTGGCCGGACCTGGATGTACAGTCCCTGAGTGTGCAGGCATCCCATACACACACAACCTCTTCACATGGCGCCCATCCGTCGCACCATCCGCCGCGTCGCCCGCAAGGCCCGCGGCCCCATCAAGGCCGTCGCCCGCGCTGCTAAGCGTGAGGCCATCAACCAGGCCAAACGTGCCGCTCGTCAGTACGTCTCCCGGAATCCGCTTCTGGGCTCCGCTCTCCGGACCATCACCGGGAGTGGTGACTACCACTTTACCCCCTCGTCCCTCGTCCATGGCAACATGGGTACCGGCCAGGCTCCTTCCTTCGGCCGTACTCAGTTTCGCATGCGACGTCGCGAGCTCATTGGCACTGTGGTTTCTTCACCTACTGCTGGAGAATTCGACATTTCCACCTTTCGTGTCAACCCGGGGATCGCCTCCACCTTCCCCTGGCTCTCCGGCATCGCCAACAACTTCGAGTCGTGGAAGCCTCACGGTATCGCCCTGGAGTTCGTCTCCAGCTCCGGTGACGCCGTCGGGTCCACCAACACGGCCTTGGGCACCGTCATCCTGGCTCCCCAGTACAACCCTTATGGTAACGATCCCACTGATCGCCTTACTCTTGAGGGCTTCCCAGGGGCCCAGTCCTGTGTGCCCGCCTCCAACCTTCTCCTCGGTCTGGAGTGCCGACCCAAGGATCGCCAGGCCACCAGCCTCCTGATCCGCAACTCGAACGTCAACACTGCCTCCTTCGGGTCTTCCTCCGACAGCCTCTTTGACCTCTGTGACGTCTTCGTCGCCACGGTCGGCTGCCAGGGTACGTCCGTGACCCTGGGGGAGCTCTGGCTCACCTACGACATCGAGCTCTTCAACCCCGTCGTGCCCACGGTTCTCCCTTTCAACCAGTGGCTCCACATCGAGGGTGGTGGCAATCTCCCCGCCACCCAGCTCTTCAACGCCGACCAGACCGGCTCCCAAGGGACCTACCGCCCTCTCCTTCCCTCGGATGCGAGTGGCGTCATTGTCCCGAACTCCTCGACGCTGACGCTCAACAACGTCACACCGAATCAGTTCTACCACGTCAACTTCCGCGTGGTGACGAACGCCTCGGGCACTGCCCCTGGCTTCTCCATCTCTGGGACCGGTTCACCCTCTGCCATGAACTACGCCCAGTCTCCGGATGCCGGCACGGCCCTCGCCTCTGGCGACTCGGTCATGTACGACTTCTACGTCCGCTTCTCTCGCGGCGGCACCCAGCAGTTGTCGTTCAACACCTCCGACACGACCGTGATCCACTCCCTCAACCTGGACATGGCTCTGTCGCCTAACGACTTCTGATCCTCTCTGGCACTGCTGGTGGTGGTCAATCCACCGTCGTCATGCCTCTGAGGACACCCTTCTCTCTTTTCATTGAGTCGGGCCAACCTTAAAACCGGATCTGCGGACGCGTTTCTGCCCCCCGACTTGGGGATAGGTACGCGACGTACGAGGGGATCGACGCACCCCACGCACTCCGGCCGTGGTCTCATCGGGTTACCACGGGGTCCTGGGTCCCTTCCCAGGCCATGTCCTATCATGGGCCTCTCT